ATGGTTCACGTCTGTGAGCCTAAAAGACGACATATGAATAAGAACGAAAAGTATTCTAGGTTGGCATTTTATGCCTTCAATCGTTTTTATGAAATGACACAGGCAGTTGGCAAGCCAATAGAGTTCGATATGTTTGCAAAGAGTAAGTTTTATCTAGGATTTACTAAATTTGGCAAACATGTAATAAATATAAATGCAATAAATCCTGAAGAATTCATTGACTTTGTTATACGAAATAGTGTAAAATTAGATAAATGGACTTCAGATTCAGTATATAATACCTATGTACAGGAATTAAATAGAAAAGAATCTGCGGATAGAGCGGTAGAACGAAGCATAATACTTATGCAAAAGTGGGGAGAAGAATATGATAGGCCTTTTAACAAGTTTTTTAAGGAAGTCAGTAAGCCATTGGCTTTACATTATATCAAATCAGGACGCCTTAGTCCTTGGGTTATTTTTAATAGTGATAATGGTGCTGAATTAATTGATAGTTTTTCTGACCATGAGTTGACACTAATAAATGATTATTTAGAGCCAGCATTTTGGACAAGAAAGTTTAATGCAAGAGCAGAAGATGTACAGTTTGTTAAGATGATATTAAAAAAGGCAGGTGTGTAATGGCAACAAAGAAAGAAACCTCAACAATAGGTAGTCTAGTTATACAGAAAGACCCAGAAACTGGAGAACTGTATTTAGAATTGCCGAAAGATACATTAAGAAAATTGGGATGGTCAGAAGGTGATGACTTAGAGTGGATAGAAAATCCAGATGGTACTTGGAATGTAATAAAAACGGAGAAGAAATAATGAACCCAGATGACTTAATTATTAATACAGATTACTCTGGTTTAACAATATCAGTTGATGATAATTATTGGAATGATATGGCTGACGACCCAAGAGACCAAGAAGCATTCAAGTCTATAAACGACAGATTATCAACGATTGAAAATCGTTTATCAATTCTTGTACCAGATAAAGAGATGCTAGGCAAGTATAAAGTATTACAGGACATGTACAATCAGTATAAAGCCGCAGAAGCATTGCTTTCTGGTCCTGAGCCGGAGAAACCATATGAGTGAGATGGATATTAGAGAATATACTTGGGAAGGGATAGAAATGGGAGTTACCTCAATTGCAATGCAAATGTTTAAAGATGAATGGCGCCCAGATTATATCGTAGGTATAACTCGCGGTGGTTTGATACCAGCAGTTCTACTTTCACATGCAACTGATATACCAATGAAAACATTATGTGTTCAATTAAAATCAAAGGGACTAGAAGAAAACACTGAACGAAATGCTGAAATAGCCAGAGATGCATTAAAGAATAATAAAAAGATTTTAATTATTGATGACATCAATAGAGGCGGAGATGCAATGCAATGGATTCAAAATGATTGGCAAGATGCTATGGGTTTCATAGGTGTTTACACGCCAGAACAATGGCATACAAATGTAAGATTTGCATCATTGATTGATAATCCAAACTCTAAAGTTCCAATGGATTATTGCAATGAAGAGATTGACTTAGATGAAGAAAATATATGGGTGGAGTTTCCGTGGGAGAGTTAATAAGACGCAATCCCCAAAGAACACAAGAAAGACTTTTACGACTTCGTAGAATAGTAGGACCTGAAAAGAACCCTAAAAGAAGATTTGCATCAGATTTTGATAATGATGATTATTTAAAATGGACTACTATTTCTTCTGATAAGATAGATTATGAAATAAAGCCAATTGTAAAAGGTGCTGGTCGATTAGGTGAACTAGTTGATTGGTGTGATGACAATTGTAATGGAATATATGTTATAGGAAAAGCAGATAAGATATATTTTGAAGATGAAAATGATGCGGCAATGTTCGCTTTGGTATGGAAATGAATGTAGTAAAAACAGATATTGATATTGATGTAGTTAGCAGAGATGACTTGTTGGTTCACTTTGACCACATTCCTGCAATTATCAAAAAGAAAGATGATACATATGATAAACATAATAGTGGTGTGTATCTTCAACCTATTCCTTTTGACCAACTGACTGGATTATCATCAATCGATTATAAAGAAGCAGAAGATAGAGGATATTTCAAGTTAGATTTTCTAAACAATTCTTTATATGAAGGTGTGCGTGATGAAGCCCACCTTGATAGCCTTACGGCTCAAGAACCTATTTGGGACTTATTACAACATGAAGACGTTATTAAAAATCTAGCACATATTCACAATCATATAGGTGTATTAAAGGTACTAAAACCTCAGAGTATTATAGAACTTGCAGAAGTTCTAGCAATCATTAGACCAGCAAAAAGACCTCTCTTAAACGAGAGTAAAGAAAAAATTAAAAAAGAAGTTTGGATTAAACCAACTGATGGTTCATATTATTTTAAGAAAGCACATGCGATTGCATATGCAGTAAGTATTGTTGTACAACTTAATCTATTTTGCGAACAAGTTGAACAGAACGCCGTTTAATTCTCTTTTGAATAATATTAGTTAAACTCGTTTCAGGACCCCATAATACTTCGGTATCTTTGGTATTCATATTCACAATGCAACCAGCAAAAGGTTCAATCTGAGTCCTAAGGAATAAGTTTATAGGAATTAATCGATTTGATTCCCACCACCATTGTTCACCAAGTTCTATGAAATGCTTTCTTGCTTCCGCAGTTTCAAGCAGTTCAAAGTTGTACATTGATGTTATTGTATTGTCACTATTGATTATAATTCCTAGATACTCGGTATACTCTTTTTTGTTGCCATATTTGACACAAGAAAAGAATGGATAATTCTCTTGTAACCATTGTATTTTGTCTTCATCTATCATAAACAATATTTATGCATCCTAAAAATCGTCCTCTGGAAGATAAATACAAGCATGATAAACTTTAATTTATACCAATATAGTAGAGACATAGAGGTCGTTGTGCAAGATGGTGCGAACGATTCAACTATGACTCAATTCCTGGGGAATATGCCAATGTATGATACAACACACAAACTACACAAGGGTATTGATAATACTCTTAGATTTAAATTTAGGGACACAGATAGAAAATCTGTAGACCTTACTGGAAAAACTGTTATATGGAAAATGTATGACAGAAGTTCAAGAGAAAACGTACTCTTTAGATACTTAACTATAACTAATGCGACAAAAGGAATGGCGACAATTTCGATTCCAACATCAGATACAATCCTACTCCCAGAGGGATTCTATCAGTATGCAATGTATACAGTTGAAAATGGTGTAGAACAAATCATATATACAGATACAAATGACAATGCCCATGGAGTACTTGAAGTATTAGATGACGTTTATCCTACATTTGCTGATTCACAGTCAACAACAACTTTCTTTAATGACGGTACGAAATACATCTCTTCTGTATTTGACGGAGCAGGTGATACTATTAAGTCAAAATCAATTCACACATTTGCTGTTTATTACACTGGATTCACAGGAGTTATAAAAATACAAGGTGATTTAAGTGCAGTAGCAAGTTCATCAGATAACGATTGGTTTGATTTAACTCCAAGACTTATGTATGACCCATCTATTACACTTAATAACGAGACTGGTGTACAAGGATATGTTATACAAGCAAACGTTAATTGGATTAGACTTACATATCCAAGTACAGCATCAGGAACAGTAGATAAGATATTGGTTAGAAACTAATCAAACCACTTGACTTTTGGTCTCCAATGTTGTATTATAACAACTATGGAACTTCAACAATCTGTTTTTCAATTCATTCCCGGTAAGACAAGACAAAGTTCAGGCGGCTGGCTGAGTTTTAATTGTCCGTGCTGTGTCGACCAAGGAGAGGCTCGTTCTGATACGAGAATGAGAGGCGGATTGAAGAATGAGGGTGATTTAGTATCATATCATTGCTTTAATTGTGGTATAACTGCATCTCATAGAAAAGGTCAAGTCATAAACAAAAATTTTGTTAAGTTTATGAGATTATTGGGTGTACCTGAGAGTGAGATAAAAAGATTACAGATTGAAAGCATAAGAGAAAAAGAACTATCAGAGGGGCCGTGGGTGTTTAAATCAAGAACACAGACTACAAGAATACCATCATTTCCTGGTATGGAATTGCCAGAACATTCAGAATCATTAGATGATATACTAAATAAAGATGCACCACCTGAGAGTGCGATTATGGCCGCAAAATATCTACTTGATAGAGGAGTTTATGACTTTGTAGATACTTATTGGAGTAGTGCATTTGGATTTAAGAATCGTATTATATTTCCATTCACTCAAGGTGATAGGATTGTAGGTTATACAGGAAGAGACTTTACAGGTAAATCTGAGTCTAAATATATGACTAAACAACCAAAGGATTTTTTATATAATTCTGATAAGATAAAAGAAGATAAAGAGTATTTGATAGTAGTTGAAGGAACAATCGATGCGGCAGTTTTAGACTGTGTTGCGATAATGAGCAACGAAGCATCACAAAATCAAATTGATTATATTAATCAGTTTAAAGGGGAAGTTGTCGTATGTCCTGACAGAGATAACGCCGGCAAGAAGTTAATATATCAGGCGCAAGAAAATGGCTGGAGTGTTTCATTTCCAGTCTGGGAAGACCATATTAAGGATGCATGTGATTCAGTGAAAGAGTATGGAAAGTTATATACTCTTAAATCAATTATTGATGGCCGCATAAGTAATAGTACAAAGATAAGTGTTAAAACAAGAATAATGTAAAACTAAGTCACATAGGCAGGAGGGACTCATAACGACCTGCTAATAAAAAGCGTAGGAGCAATTAATGAAAAGAGAAGAGAAAATTAGAACTAACGTGATACCTGAACCTAAAGAAACACCACCGGCACCACCAATGCCACCGATGCCTACTCCGCCAATTCCACCAAAACAACCTGGTGAATTCTTGAGAGATAACGGTGTGTTGCATATGGATAAAGAATTTAACCAAGATAATTGTATGCCATTAGTTAAGATGATTATGGAATATAATCTAATGCAAGAAAAGGCACCAGAAATTATTCATTTGTATATTAACAGTCCAGGCGGATATGTTGATAGTTGTATGCATCTTATTGATGTTGTTAAGCAATCACGTATTCCAGTGTATACATATGGAATGGGTTCAATTGCATCATGTGGTGTAATGCTTATGATGTCTGGTGTTAAAGGACATAGATACTTGACCCAGAATACAGCAGTTATGTCGCACGAATTTAGCGGCGGAACCAAAGGTCAATACCATGATATGTTAGATGCACATTCCCATATGGAATGGACCAATCAAAAATTGATGGAACATTATGTTAAATGTACTGGAAAGAAAGAGAACTACATTCGTAAGCATTTACTAGCACCAAAAACAGACCATTGGTTAACTCCAGAAATGGCAATAAAACATGGTATTGCAGATAAACTTATTGAAACTTACTAATTTAGTGTTGACTTTTCAATCAAAATAAACTATAATAATATAAACACCATTCATAGGAATTAAATGTCAGAAGTCAAGAATTACTCGCCCGACTTACAAAAATTGTTTGTTCAATTTATGTTAACGGACCCACAGTTATTTACTAGGGTTATGGGTATTATTGATGATAAGCATTTTGATAGACCTACCCGTGATGTCGTAGGATACCTTATTGGATATAGTGAAGAATATTCCACAATGCCGTCTGTTGAACAGATTAAAGCAGAAACAGGACAAGACATTGAATTACTAGAAGATATAGCAAAGCATAGTGATTGGTTTGTCGATGAGTTTGAAACATTCTGTAGACACAAAGCAATTGAACGAGCAATCGTTAACAGTGCTGATTTACTTGAAGAAGGCAAATACGGCGAAGTAGAAACAACCATCAAAGATGCAGTACAGATTGGTTTAGCAAGGTCTTTAGGTACAGACTATTTTGACGACCCTAGAAAAAGACTTGAGATACTTAAAGATAATAATGGGCAAATCACTACCGGTTGGAAAGACTTAGATGACAAACTTTACGGTGGTATCAATAGAGGTGAAGTAACTATCTTTGCCGGTGGTTCTGGTTCTGGTAAATCTTTATTCATGCAAAATATGAGTTTAAATTGGGCAGAAGCAGGGATGAATTGTGTATATCTTACTTTAGAATTATCTGAAGAATTATCAGCAATGCGTATTGATGCAATGGCAACGGACAAAAGTACCAGACGTATCTTTAAGGAATTAGATGATGTTGAGTTGAAAGTTAAGACGATTGGTAAAAAATCAGGTATGCTTAGAATTAAGTATATGTCATCTGGTAATACGGTCAATGATATTCGTGCTTATCTAAAAGAACTTCAAATTGTAACAGGCAAAACAGTTGATTGTATTTGTATTGACTACTTAGACTTGTTGATGCCTGCAACCAAGAAAGTTAATCCAGGCGACTTGTTTATCAAAGACAAGTATGTCACAGAAGAAATTCGTAACTTTGCGATGGAATCTCAAACAGTTGTAGTTACAGCATCTCAGTTAAATCGTTCAGCAGTAGAAGAAATTGAGTTTGACCACTCTCATATTGCTGGTGGTATCTCTAAAATTCAAACTGCTGATAATGTTATTGGTATCTTTACAAGTAATGCGATGAGAGAACGTGGTCAATATCAGTTGCAATTATTGAAAACAAGAAGTTCGAGTGGCGTAGGTTCTAAGATAAATCTAGTATTCGACAGAGATAGTTTACGAATTAGTGATTCTGATTTACATGATGATGATTTGGCAGTGGGTTCACAAGATTCTCAAACTGCTAAGATAATGGACAAATTAAAAAATTCAACTCTGATAACAAGTCCAAATGATGATTCTGCTATTCCACCAGAAAAAACAGACTCCGCAATGAGTCTTCGTGCGATGGTTAAGTCAAAAAAAGCAAGTCCATTTACCGATAATTGATAAATACTGGTAGGAGAATTATTTTATGACTAAGAAACCACGTAGAAGTCTATTTGAGGAATTGAACTCAATGGCGATTTCAAAAAATGAACCAGAGAGATTTGTCGAACAAAAGGGCGAACATATCATTTCTGGCGCAATAAATCTAATTGAATTCATTCACCGTGAGTTCACTGATGAAGTTGCTGTGGACTTAACCAAGCGTCTTGTTAACAGCATTCGTACGGGTGACATGAGAAAATTCAAACGTGGTATAACTCATGCAAAGCGAAAAGATGAATCTTGAACAACAACTTAAAGAATTAAGAGTCTTAGCAGGTATCTATAAGCCATATCAAATGGAAGATACTACGCAGGAGAATATTTCCTATACAGGTACTGAGAAATCTAAGTATCAGAAAAAGCATAAAATAGAACCAGGAACAAAAGAGTGGTTTAAGTTGTGGTTTGCTCGTCCTAAATTAACTGGCGAAAACCCATACGGGAAGAAATAATATGAAAGTCAGAGATATATTAGGTGCAGGCTTAGAACGAAGATTTAGAGGACCAAGAAAACCTCGTAATAAACAAGTCGGATTTCATAAGCGAATGAAAGACCTTATTAAAGAGGCGCCTACAGAAGGTGCAAGAATTCAACATATAGAAGACTTGATTATCTGGGATGGTGCAGTAGGTGGTCAAAAAGCAATCGCTAAACTACGTCAAGTAGAAACTTCTCCAAAATCTCTCAGTATTAAATGGGATGGCTCACCAGCCGTTATCTTTGGTCGCAATGAGAATGGCGAATTCGTACTTACAGATAAAAGTGGATTTAGTGCTAAAGGTTATAATGGCAGAGTAACAAGTGCAGATGACTTGGGTGACATGTTTAATAATCGTAAGATGAAAGACCCAACGCCAGAGAAAGAAGCAGACAAAGCCAAATTTGTTCAAAATATGAAAGTCATATGGGACAAAGTAGAGAGCGTTATACCTGAAGATTTCAGAGGATATCTACACGGCGACTTATTGTGGTTTTCAACTCCACAATCAAACGATGGCAGACTTATATTCAAGCCAAATGTAACAACATATTCAGTAGATTCTAAAAGTGATATCGGTAAAAAGATAATTAATTATGATGTCGGTATTGTAGTGCATGTAGTAATAGACTTAGAGGGTAACAAAAGCAATGTAGATATGGGTAAACTCCAAACAGGCAAAACATGGATTATGCCTCCAGTATATGTTACTAAATCTCCAGGTGTTGATTTGCCAGAAGTAGACAGACTAGAGAGTTATCTAAAATCGAATACTAATTCAATTGACAAATTATTGGCAGTACCAGCCGAATTAAAAATGGCAGACTTTGGCAATATTCTTTACACTTATATTAATAATAGTGTAAAAGCAGGCACACTAGATAATCTAGGAAAGAATTTCAGTCAATGGGTAGAAACATCAAAATTAAGTGGACCTAAGAAAGAACGAGTAGTTCAATGGGTTGAAGATAACAAAGATGGATTTACAGCAATTTTTGAATTCATCAAAGGTGTTATGACTACAAAGAACAGAATTATTAAAACGTTAGATTCTCAACCAGCAGATATCGAAGCCAGTACAAATGGTCAGAAAGGTGGAGAAGGATACGTAATAGATAAAGATGTGAAACTGGTAAACAGAGCAGGTTTCACGGCGGCCAATATGAACACAGAAAGATAATTTTTTAACTACTAATAATAAGACAATGGGTAAAAGAACAATACCGTATACACAGATAAGAAAAAAAGGACAAAAACCGATTAAAAAAGATATGTCACATTCGACTTTTACAGCGAAAAGACATCCTAATAGCAAAAGAGTCACAAGCGGCGCACTTAAGTAAGATAAATACATATAATATGTAAGAAAAGGAACAGTGATGTACAGCGAACAATGTAAATTGCATTTGGAAGAGGCAAACATGACACGTTGGCAACACTTTAAACATGCAATGGGTATTGCATGGAGATTAAAGAAGGCAATGTTGGCAGTGTTTATACATGCATTTGCACCAAGATATTTCAAATCATATG